ATCAAACAGGCCATCGCCGGTGACATGGGCGGTGCCATCGCCGCCGCGGTCGGCGGTGCAGGTGCGATGTTCACGGCATTGAAGGCTCAGGACGCTTCAAACACCGAGAAGTAATGAAAGAGACTCTCCGCGATCTTGGCATAAACATCGGGCTTCTGGTGGCCGGTTTCGCGGGGAGTCTTGTTCTCGTCAAACAGGATGGACACAAGAGTTGGTTTGGAACCATCACCAGCCTCCTTGCTGGTACGTTGTCCGCCAACTATTTAACACCAGTGGCTGTCAGTTCCGCTGGTCTTGAAAATTCAAGCTCCCAATACGCTGTAGCATTCATTCTCGGATTTCTTGGATTGCGCGGCGTTGAATACGTCATGGGCAAACTTGGATTTGGTCCTAAATGAATCCCGCTACAATCATCAATGCACTCGCCAACGGAATTCTTACCGCTGGCGTTTCTGCGTTTATGATTATGTTATACCGCTCTGATGGAGTGGTGAAGCGTTGGCCGATGACCGGAAGTGTGTTGCTCAAGATATCTCTGGTTGCAACGGCTTCTGGCGCATTGTTCAACTGCCTCACGCTATCCACTCCATCAATCTCAGAGATCGTTCTCAATTGCGGTCTTGCTGGTGTTTTTGCATGGGCTGCTGCCTTTCACGCCAAACTCTTAAAAGATGGACCCAATAGCCAGCATGGCGCAGGGAATAGCGACTGCGACTCTGAGCAAGATTTTAGATCCGAAGGACCAGACGCTTGAAGACGGCCAGAAAGATAACCGTTTGCGCGACGATCTTTCCGCTCGCGTTGCTGCCTCTGGGTTGCACTCCGACAAGAGTGGTGATGGTTCCAGCGGGTCAGCCGGTAAGGTTGGCTGAAAGCGTCAAAGCCCATGTATGGGCCAAAGATTCTGAAGGGAAGATCGTTAAGTCGAGAAACCGAGTGACAATCCACGAAGGGTGGTTTGTGCTTCCGAAGGAATAATATGGCCCAACAAGTCATCAACACTGGATCAACCGCCAACGACAACACCGGAGACACGCTCCGTGCGTCTTGGCAGAAGGCCAATGACAACTTCACGGAGATCTATGCCGCGCTGCCTATGGTGGCTCCTGAGGCGTGGGTTCCTACGCTGACCGATTCTGGTGGTGGTCGCACGTTCTCGACGACGGTTAACACGGCTCGCCATACGTCCATTGGCTTTGTCTCCACGTTCACCGCTGACATTACCATCAACTCGGTAACCGGAAGTGCGACTGGAAACCTCCGATTGAGCCTTCCCGATCCTGCGACTTATGACGCTGCTGTGTCGATCTGGTTGGACAACGCGACGGCTCAAGCCAAGACCGCTGTGATTGGTAAGGTTGTGGGCGGGACTTCTTATTGCGAGTTGAGCCATTACGAAACCGGCGACATCTCCAGCTTGGCTGGTCAACTTCAATCCACTTCCCGAATCTTGATTTCTGGCGTTTACTTCACGGCGTGAACCTGATTGCCACCAGTCTCCAGTTGGGCATGACCGTCCTTCAGGGGGCATTGGGCAATCCTGCGTTCATCTGGCAAGGTCAGCTTGTGCGATGTTTGCCAACCTCAATCACGGACGCAAATGCCGTTATCTCTGGTGGTTTCCAAGACAATCTCGCTGCTCGTCTACTGGTCAAACTTGACGATTGGCGTTTGGCGGATTCAACGCTTGTCACGGTTGACGCTACCGTCTGGTCTGCTGATGTCGGTTCCACCGCCGACAAACTCCAGTTGGAAAGTGGCAGTTTACTACTGCAGGAAAATACCGACCGATTGTTGCTGACGTTTGGCAAGATGATGCCGGTCGTCGGTCGCACGTTGACCTATGACGGCAGGGTGCTTCGTATCGTCTCCGCTAAACGTGACGCAAGCGGAGGTTTCTACGTTCTGGAACTTTCAGCCAAGACCAGATGAATGCTGTTGTTTCAGTTGATACAAGAAACTTTGAAATAGCGTTCAGGCTGTATCTGGCGCATTCGTCGCGCACGCTTCCAAAGGCGATTAACGCACGGATGTTTTTTGTTTTATTGCGTACTTATCTGATTTTGGGGCCGAAAGAACCTGCTGCCGTTCGCAAACGATATGCGGATAGTTTGATGCAAATGGTACGAGCAAAGGGTGGAAAGCAACGAGAAGTTCAAAAGATTTACGCAATCATCAACTCAAAACGCCACCCCGGACTTTACGGCAAAGAAATGTCGGAAGCTGTTAGAAAGTTGAGGGCAAGAACTCTTGGCGGCGTTGGATACCTCAAATCTGTTATCGTCAGAGGAATCCGCAAGTTTCAGGGTTTCAGGCAATTTGGAACCAAGCGCGTCAAAAGCGGTAAATATGGCGGCGCAAACAAGGCTGCTATTTCGTTAGCCGCACAATACGACCACAAACTTCAATCAGTTGCAATTTATCGACGCAGCAATCCAAAAGCGATTGCTAATAAAGCGGTCGATGGATTTATTCCGGTTGCCAAGTGTCAGCTTCAAGCGGAGGGGCCACCTCGCATTGGATCAAACGGTCAACGAATTCTAAACAAGGCCGTCATTGAAGCGTTGCAGGACGAACAGGTCGAAATGGTAAACTATTTGCGTGCAAAGTTGGGAGAATCAGCCGATCAACTTTTGGCAAGTCGTGGGTTTAAAGTCGTAGAATGAATGCCGTTGCATTACGAACTGAACGTGCTGTGGTGGATTGGCTGGTCGGCATTGACTGGTCAGCTTCTCCCATCGGTGCGCCAGCTTGCCTTACGAGCTACGGTCGGGGAGCGTTTGAAGATCCAGACGTTGAGGATGTGATGCCGCAATTTCCTCGGCTCATTGTTGCCGTTTCAAATGCGGTGCCGGTCACACCATTTGACACCACTTGTGAAATGGAAGTTAGAGTCGAACTTCAGCTTTCGGCCGATGACACAAACGAATCGTCGATGCTTGGCATCACAAACGTCCTAGATGCCGCTTTGCAGGATCTTTTCCTCGACGGTGGTGCAAACATATTGACCGTCGGTGAAACGCATCAGGACGGGCCGTTTACGGCTTATTTCGCAACTCCTAGCGATTTTGGATCGACTGATGTTTCAGAACGATCCAGAGTTTTTCAACGGACGTTTACATTGTTTGCGTCCGCAACTTAAACCAAACCCAAACATTACATGGCTACAAGTAAAGGCAGCGTACTAGTTTACGGAGCGCACGGCGACATAACGCTTTACACGACGGCAGGAGCGGCACTGACCACTGGCGCAATTACAACGATCGAAAGCTACGACATCACTCACGAAGGGGACGTCGAGCAAATCAAAAATGGTGCTGGCGTTGTGGTTGCTCAAGTTTCCGAAAACGAGCGGCTCTCAATGTCCGTCACGTTTATTCCGTCGGCTGCTTCCGGTGCCACAGGAGATGCACAGTCCAAATTGGCTGCTTCTTTGCCAGCGGTTAATGGATGGGCGACCATTGCTAACGCCAAGGCCATCACCTTCGGTGGAGCAACTGGAACCATCAACGGAGATTGGGTGTACGCTGGAGGAGGTTCAGTTAAGTTTACCAATTCAGGAAAGGTGATGATTACGCTGCCACTCACCAAATACATCGGAACTGGTGCTATGGCTGGCAACGCGACTGTTACGACGCTCGCGTGAGTCAACTCTGCAAGATCTTAGCGGAGATCGGCCCAGAACCTCCAGAGGTGCTAGGGTTACGGCTCGTTCCGTATACCGTTGGACACGCTCTTGTACTGCAACGGCTCGGTTCTCCGTACGTCATGGGCGGCATGATTGGCCCAGCGGATCTTGCGGAAGCCGTGTTGGTTTGTTCCCAGCCACCATTGCAATCGGTGCGGACAATCAAATCCAAATGGAAATCTGTTTTGCTCTGGGTTTGGTCAAAGCGGATTTCTCAACTTAATTTGGTTAAGGAGTCCGATCGGTTTTCTCTTTGGTTGAAGGAACAATCTAACGCTCCAGAAGTATTAATGGAGGCTGGTAAATCACAAAAACGGCCAGCAATGCCTTGGCCCGAACGTGTGCTTGTTGGATGTATCAACGTCGGACTAAATGCTGACGATGTAATTCACCTTCCAATTGGTGACGCTGAACGATTGATACTTGCCCACGCTGAATTGCATGGGCAGGTCGATCTTTGGGACAGTCAAAGCGAAGCAATCTGGCAAGCCATGAACGCCAACTGATATGAACATCTTAGGCATTCTTGTTAAGCTGGGGATGGATGCTACGGCTTTGAAGCTTGGATTCAAAGAGGCGACCAGCATAGCAACAAAATTTGGAGACAATCTTAAATCGGCTATCGGCAGCAAACTTACGCAAGCGTTGTCGGTGGCTGCACTTACCGGATTTGCAAAGCATTTGATGTCGGTAGCTGACGAGATCAAGAATCTCGCGGAACAGATGAATCTGACAACAGATCAGGTTCAACGGCTTCAAATCTTGTCTGCAGAAACTGGCATCTCGTTTGAAAAGCTGTCGTCTGTAATCAAAAAGTTTGAGGAAGCCAGATTGGAAGCTACCTCTGGAGATCAAAAGGCAATAGATACTTTTAAGAAGTTAGGTTTGTCTCTTGATGATTTGAATGATGTGCAAATGCAGGGGATTGATGGAGCAATCAAGGCCGCGATAGCTCACAAGAACTCTGGTAAATCCGCTGAAACAACTGCAGCGATGTATCAGTTGTACGGCACAAAATTGACTGCTGCAGCTACTGCTCTTGCAGACTACAAATCTACTGAAGGAAGGGAACTGATTTCTGAAGACACGATAAAAACCTTGGCCTCTGCAAATAGTGTTCTTGATGAACAATGGAGAATACTAAAGGCACTGGCCTCCAAACCATTGGCTGATGGTTTGAAAATTACTGCGGATGCGATTAAATATTTGGGAGACGAAAGTACTGCTCTTTCAAAAGCGTTTCCAAAGGTTACTCCTAGCCAGATTGGAATGACGATGCTTGGTAATCTGCCCGGTGCTGCTGCAGGAATTGCTGTAGCCGCTGGGAACAAGCCAATACCGCCAGCGGGACCATCGCCAGTTTTTCCTCCTCCAATCGGTCAACCAGAATACGAAAGGATTAAGGGTGCAGCATTTACCCTCGGTGGAGCGCAGTCTGATTTGGCGAGGATTGGCGGATTTTCAGGATTTCAACGCAATCAGGATTTGGTTATCAAACAAGCTATTGAGCAAACATTGCAACTCAAGTTAATAACCAAAAACACAGAGAAAACGGCTCGCGGAATAGCTGGAGAATAGTATGCCTACGGTCAAAACTAATCTCGTTAATCCAGTAAATATTAGACCAGAGACTCTAAGTCCTGTCTTTTATACTTCTATTGGCGGATTGGCTTACATTGAGGTTGGTCGTCAATACAATAATGGAGATGGCACCGGTCGATACATCACTTACAAATATCGTGGCAGCAAAGACGCGCTGCGTGCTGCTTCATTAGATTGGGTCAATGCCGGTGGTAAGTACACCATCAATGAGGATGGCCCATATCCTGAAGCTACAGTTACGTACGCAGGAAGTCAGTTGGATCCAAATAATCCAACTGCATTTCAAGACCCATTTGATGAAGAACCAGTAAGCCGTTTTGAGTTTCGCACTGAATACATAGAGGCTTCGTTGTTTGAGCTTCCGTATGTTCGATCTGAAGCCAAAAAGTATGTTGATGAAAAGGAATACTTTGCTGCTGTAAAAGCGGCTGGTGATGATCCTAAAAATAACAAGCTTCCTATGCCACAGAACCTGTTTCCGTTGGCTTACGAGCTTGTAAAACGGTTATCCCGTGGTCAGGACAGCTTTCAGACTAGCCGCGTTTCGCTGACTCGCATTTCGTCGTATTCGGCCAAGAATGGTCTTCCTGCTACTCCTCCAATCATATCTTCAGTTTACACCGGGGAGGTATTAGCTGCACGCAATGCATTTCCAGATGCGGTGCGCACGATGATGCCTCGCGCTCCGATTGACCCCAATTTGACTCCAGACAATACGGTTTGGAGTTGGCTGAAAACCAACGATTCAACCAGTTTGATGATTAAAACCAACCAAGTCGAAAGAAACGAAACTTGGACCTTTGCAGCGTGGGATCTTTTTGCGTACCCTCTAAACCCAATAACTTAACACATCATGGCTGACGAAATCCAAATGACGGCACGGCTGTATGCTTCCAAAAACGGAGCCTACTTGCCGTCTGTAACCTACACCAAGAGCGCGACTATGGTTGGCACCGATATGGGTAGCCAGACGCAGCTTATTGGCACTTCCGCCTCAGAGGTTCTCGACGTTCCCGTCGATGTTACCTCTCCGTACAAGCTGCTGGTCAGCAATCTGGACAACACCAATTACGTTGAATTGTCATTCACGTCCGGATTTTCTGCTGGTGCTGGAACAATGCGTCTTCCTGCTGGCGAGACGTTGCTGATACCCTACATCAATACCAACCTGTATTTGATCGCCAATACTTCGAACGTGACGATTCAGGCTACGTTCTGCGAAATCTAACCTTACACACCTATGGCAAACGAAATCGAAATGTCTGCGAGGCTTTACGCAGCCAAAGGTGGTGCGTCAATTAATCCGCAGACTTGGACTGCAGTCATTAATATGACTGGCCGGGACATGGGCCAGCAGACGCAGGACGTTGGAACATCTGACGAAGTGTTAGATTTGACCGCAGATCTGGCTACGCCTTACAAGCTTCTCGTCTACAACATGGATCAACTCAACGGAGTGTATCTTGGCCCATCTAGTCCGTATTCGTTTATTATCCCTCCCGGAGAGTTCATCTTGATCCCGAGAGTTGAAGCCACGATGTACGTCAAGGCGATCAACTCGACCGTCAAAATCTTTGCGCAGTTCTGCGAAATCTGACCTATGGCAGTCACGCTCCCAGCTAAAGTTGCCGAGCGAGGCATCAAGGCCGATCATGCTCGGGCTATCAATCAACTGATCGAAGTAGTCCGCAAGATCCAGTTGGTTGCTGGCCCGGGTCAACAGATTACGCAGACTCCAAACGGAACGACTTTAAAGATCGAACCGTCTCGCGTGATTTCTACCACATCCGAGCAATCTTGGTTCTACTAAGTGAATGCCCTTCCCGACAGACAGAAAGTCCCAGATGTGGACGGCATCGAACCTGAACAACCTATACAACAGGGCCGATGCAAAGTGTGCGAAAGTGCTTTTCGGGAAGTCACCTCTTTTTCAGCACTATTGGGATTCTCCAGGTGCCTATGCTGCGGTTCTACCTCCTACTGGAGTATGGTACGTCTTCCGAAACGATCCCGAATCCTGTAAGCGTTTAGCAGACGATTCCGGTTACATACCGCAGCTTGGTTACTATTGGATCGACCAATGGAACCCGACTCATGCGGCAATTGAGTTGTCCAAACTTGAGGCAATTCACATAGACGAGAGTGCTGGTATTGCTTACTACGACCGATGGGCTTCAAGCCATACAGGTGTTGATATCGACCTGCTGGCAATTCACTTCTCACTTCAAATACCAAAACATTCGGTTGGAGATTTAACGTACGACATTCAGTTGGGATACGATCCAACGGTCGCTGGTAAGACGAGTTATGTAAGAACCAAATACGCTGGTTCGATCCCAGAAATGCCGCCGGGAAGAATCCATAAGCATCGTTTGTCTGTGGCGGAAATTGCGGTAGAGGGCCAAACGGAGTTCCGCATTCTCAACTCTTACGATCGCTACGATTGTTGGCGCATCCATAACTGCGGAAGCAATACGTTAAAGGTACTGCTGCAGTTGCCTGATGGTTCGGCGATCACTGACTTTGTTGCTCCTGCAGGTTGCCGATCATTTCGCAGGATGCCCAATGGTAACTGGTTCAATCGCTGGCCCAGCGGAGATTTTACCTACTACTTTTTCCCATATCTGACCGGAGATGTTCCGTATCTGCAACTTGGTCCTGGCACCGGAAACGATCACGGATATTGGCCGTTCCTTGGTATCGAACAAGGTTGCAAGGCTAACAATCTAGGCAATCCGTTCGTGTTCATGGATTGGAGAAATCGGCTTGAGGCGATTCACGATCCGCTGCTGCCATACGATATTCGCCCGATTTATTCGGAGTTCTACAAACGAGATCCATTAGATGCTAATACGCAGATTGGAGATGTAGCCTACACTTGGGGTCGCGCTCGTTTCAGAAAGTACAGAAATAACATTTTGGTTGAAGATGTAATACGCAACATCAACTCCACCAATAGTTTGTTGGAAGGTCTTACGTTTGCTGGGGTCATTGTTACCATAAACCCAACCTCATTGACCCTATCCGCACACGGTAACGACGAAATACAAATCTCTAACATCGACACGAATATTTTCGCTGGCAACGGAACCAATGATTCGTACATCTCCTTTAGTGCTGCCAACCCTTTCACGCTAAAAACTGTCTATCCAGAATCGTTTTTGTGGGGAGATACGGTTCGTAATTGGTCGACCAGCACCAATCAGGCTCCGACAATTTTTGAGACGATCAGCACGCTGCGTAAACGAATTGCCGTAGAGGCTGGTTTTTACAACGACATTGAAGATATCCAACCAGACGTTCCAGAAGACAAAGTATCAACGATTACGTTGACTCCGCTTGGGATGTTTTGTTGCGCCAAGACAGTAAGTAGCGCATTTGGTTACGATCTTTACACAGGAGGAACGGAAATACTCAGCGGCACGGATAACCTGTATACCTTCAATGCGTATCCCGGTTTTTCGCCAACATCCGAATCGGTAAACTATTATGTTGCTGGGGTTGTTCCTATCTACTTGCAGCAGGTAAACAGTGGATCGCTGGTTAACACCAAAGCATCCGAAGTATTTCCCCAGATTGCCACGTTCAAGTCGCAGTCAACACCTGCTATTCAATCGGATTTTGTTCCCGCTGGAGGACCTTGGGGATTTTCCTCTCCGGTTTTTGATTTTACTTTGGCCCGGGTATTTCAAACGACGACGGTTCCAATCCCAGATAAATGTTTTGCAAATGACTTTTGGTTGAACAAGTGGGGTGCAATCAACGGCGGCGATGCGTTTGTCAGAATACCAGGAAGCCCAAACCAAACGGGTAAAACTGTTTTATCGACTGAAACCTATGTCAATCAAGTGGTTCCTGCCGGTGCTGACGACATCTTCTTAGCCAATCGGACCCCTACGATGGCTCGTAAGGCTCAATGGTCAAAAACAGCTCAAGGAGCGCAACAAACCAGCGTCGGAATAGACGGGAACAATCGGTATCTGGGAACTGATCTATCAGACATTTATACATTTGATCTTCCGTTTTATGGGGGAAGCATTCCGGAAGGAGGGGGAATTAATCTTGGCACCTATTTCTTTCACAAAATTCCTAAGAGTGCATGGCTCTGGTCGTTGCTTGAATGGAGCGTAACCGGATGGACCCGCGCTCGTGGTCAGGCTTACGGTCACATTTCGACTCCGGTTGGTAGAGGCATTAGTGGAGTTGGTATCAGCATCAATTACGGAATGTTTCAGGGTGGCACCGGACTTGAAGTTGGAGGCACAGAATACGCCATTTACTTGACCGAACTTGGTTACGAGACGCTGATTGGTCTCGGGGTGCTTTGTTACGACACCGGAACAGCAAGCCCCGGAAATCCGTGGTGGGTACGACCCACTAGCCTTGGCGCGTATTTCGTCTCTCAAGGATTTACGAGTTTCAACCTCGACTGCCTAAATACGAATACCACACCGAACACGTGGGCTCCATTTCGCCCGAAAAGCCCAGACGAGGTTTCAGAAAACGTCTCGTACGACGACAATGTTCTCGGCAGGAAGCTCTACGGTTGGAACAGGTACGTCGACCTCCGATAAAAAAAACGATTTGGCTTTGCATTGAACCCAACGACGGGTAAAGCTTGTCCCGTCGATGAAATGCCCAGCCTGTCAGCATGAGTTTAGTGCGAGTCTCTCCCAGATGGGCAGGGAGCTAGGCAAGGTGACTTCACCGGCGAAAGCCAATGCGTCCCGAATCAATGGGCGCAAAGGCGGAAGACCAAGAAAGTATGACGAAAGAACTAATACCGCAGACCAAGCAGTCCGCGCTGTCCGTAATGGCCCAAAAGTTCCACGTGGAACCAACCAAGTTGCTCGACACGCTTCGAGCGACACTGATGCCCAAGGCGAGCAATGAGGAGTTGCTTGCGTTTGTTGTCACGGCCAATCAGTACGACCTGAATCCGTTCACCAAGGAAATCTACGCATTTCCGGGTAGAAACGGAGGCATCACGCAGGTCGTTAGCGTCGATGGTTGGATTAAGTTGATGAATCGCCATCCGTCGTTCGACGGCATCACGTTTCACACCGAGGACAAAGATTCAAAACCGTTCTCGGTCACAGCGACGATCTATCTTAAAGATCGCACGCGACCGGTTGAGGTGACCGAATACTTCTCCGAATGCAGTCGCAACACGGAGCCTTGGAAAGTGAACCCGCGCCGTATGTTGCGGCACAAGGCACTGATTCAGTGCGCTCGTATCGCGTTCGGATTCAGCGGCATTGCCGATGAAGAAGACTCCATCT